CAGACTTGACAGAAGGGCACTTCTCTTGGTTCATGGAGGAGTTTGAAAACTTTACCAAACGTCAAGAACTAGAACGTGCTATATTAAAAGCAGCCGACTTGTTGGAAAAGGGTGATTATGACCCTGTGGAAAAGCTGATCAAAGATGCTGTGCAAATCAGTTTGACCAAGGACATGGGCACAGACTACTTTGCTGATCCTGCAACACGTATCAACAAGTATTTTAACTCAGGAGGCCAAGTAAGCACAGGATGGCCACAACTGGACAGATTGTTGTATGGTGGATTCTCAAGAGGTGAACTAAACATCTTTGCAGGTGGCTCTGGATCAGGAAAGAGTTTGCTTATGATGAACATTGCACTGAACTGGCTACAACAAGGACTTAGTGGTGTATACATTTCATTAGAATTGAGCGAAGAGCTTACAAGCTTAAGAACTGATGCCATGTTAACAGACATGAGCACTAAAGAAATTCGCAAGGACATTGATCATGCAACACTCAAAGTCAAGATGATGCAGAAGAAAAGCGGCGAGTACAGAGTCAAGGGCTTGCCAGCACAAAGCAACATCAACGACATTAGAAGTTACATTAAAGAAGTACAAATTCAAACAGGAATCAAAGTAGATTTTATCATGGTTGACTATTTGGACTTGTTGATGCCAGTAAGTGCCAAAGTTAGTCCCAATGATTTATTTGTCAAGGACAAGTATGTGAGTGAAGAATTGCGTAACTTGGCCAAGGAGCTTGGTGTACTAATGGTCACAGCAAGTCAGTTGAATCGTAGTGCAGTAGAAGAAGCTGAATTTGATCACTCGCATATTTCTGGTGGTATTTCAAAGATCAACACAGCAGACAACGTGTTTGGTATCTTTACAAGTCGCGCTATGAAAGAACGTGGAAAGTATCAGATCCAGTGTATGAAAAGTCGTAGTTCAACTGGTGTTGGACAAAAGATTGATTTAGATTACAACATAGAAACCATGCGTATCAGTGATAGCGGTGGTGAAGAAGGCGACAATGCCTATAGTCGAAAGCCCAATATGAGTATTATGGATTCTATAAAAGCCAAAGCTAGCATAACATCAAATGATGTCACACAAGATCTTGATGTTGCAAACGCACCATGGGCAAAATCAGAAACATTGGACACAGGAAAAATCAGTGCAGATGTACAAAGCGCCAAACTCAAACAGTTGTTGGGCAAGATTAAAACTGGTTAATTATACTGTGTAGACAGTGTAATCAGCTGGTCTACAGACAAAATTAGTAATGTATCCATCAACCACTGCGATTGATGTTCTTAGAGTTTTTGTGTGTTTAGAAAATATTTATAAGTATCCACAGTCTACGATTTCTAATAAATAACACAAAGGTATAAACACTACAATGCAAAAACGTACCCGTAGCATTTTGGACGAGTTAGAGAGCTTGTATTCTGAACGAGATAAAAATCTTGTTATTGAAAGCAGAGCAGCTAACATCATAGCAGGAGCAATCAATTTGTTAGAACAAATTGACGCTTCGTATACTCCAGAGCAAGCCGAAAACCTTACTCGAAAACTATTAAATGCAATACGCACACGAGATGTTGGTCGTTTTGAACGTACAGTAAGGAAGTCAAATGCAGATTTATGAATTAACGCAATCTAAAAAGCCAAAACTAGATGAAGCTAACCCATTGGCCGCTGTAGCCGGAGCAGTGGGCAATGCAGTAGCCGGAGCTAAAAATCTTGGTACTAAAATTGCAAGCCCATTTAAAAATGCAGGATCTGCATATACCAGTGGACAAATTTCTGCAAAAACCAACTCACTAGGTGATAAAGCATTTCGTGCATGGTCTCAGTTTGCAAATCAACGCATGGCCAGCATGGATGATACTGAAAAACAGGCATACGTGGCTGGTACAGATGGCAAGATGCATCAAGATCTAACAGCGTTTGTACAAAAAAATATGTTAGGCAATCAGCCCTTTCAGAATTTAACAGTAGGCAATGACATACTCAAAGTAATAAATCAGATTGCTCCAGGCGGTTCACCTGCTGGTGCCGCTACACCTCCTGCTGCTGTAGCAGGTAAGAAGGTTAAACAACCTGTTGCCAAACCTACAACAGCATCAACAGCATCAACACCAACAACAGCATCGGCATCGACAGCATCAACACCATCAACACCAACAACAAACCCTGCAAATGCTATTGCACAACAAAGACAACAAAAACTAGGTGCAGCAGCAAAAGTTGCCCAAGATCAAATGGCAGCTAATCCTGTGCCAGAAAAACCAGTGGCACAAAGCCCAGAAGAAATCCGCAAGGAAAAATTAAGTGCAGCAGCAAAAGTGGCCCAGGACCAAATGGCAGCTAATCCTGGGCCAAGTGTGCCGCAGAGCCCAGAAGAAATCCGCAAAGCAAAACAAGCTACGGCTGCTCAAGCAGCTCAAGACCAAATGGCAGGAAAGCCGCCAGTTACTCCTGCCGCAACAACACCAAATTTTGGGGCTCGAATACCTGGCTATGGACCAGTAACTAGCAATATGCCAAGTGCGATTCCTAGTACCAATATGAAACTGCCCGCTAATATGGGGGCAGGTGCTAAAGCAACGCCAGTTACTCCAGTGGCCAAAGTACCCAAAGTTACGTCAGGCGGCCCAACACCCGACGAACGAGCAGCATACGATGCAAAACTAAAAGCAGCATTGGCCAAACAAAACCAGCAAACTGTGACGGAAGCTGTAAAATATGAACCTTCTTCGCAGAGCAAAGCATTATTTTTAAAACTAGCACAACTTGCAGGCTCGGCCCAAAGATCTGCCGATACTCCGGGAGCAGCCCCGGTCGCAAGACAATACCAACAAACCCAAAAATCAGGAGGCAGTGCCCCTATTGCAACAGCACTGGGACGAGCTGGTGTAAACACAAAGCAACTGGCAGCTCTTGGGGCTGCAATTGCACCAAACGCAAAAATCAACACAACTGGCAATCCTTCTGTAGACGCATTGCTTAAAAATATGGGATTTACTATACAATGAAAATAACACTCAAAGAAGGTGGCAATGTATTCAAAGATGCCCAAGGACAAGATGTAAGCCAACGTATTACTCAGGGCGATGTGGGTCCCACTGTGCAATGGCTTGAGGCACTTACTGGACTAGATCTTACACTGGACAAAAGCCCACGGGACCAATTGCCAACCAAATGGTTAGGCACCACTGGTCGCAAAGAAAGCAGTGGAGACTTAGACCTATTGGTCAATGCCAATGAAATCAACAAAGACGAACTAGAGTCTAGACTAGAAGCATGGCTAGCACACCAAGGCGTAGCAGCAGAACAAATGCATGGCCGCTTGGGCTGGATTGTGAAAACTGGAAACAGTGTGCATTTCCGCACTCCTATCAATGGTGATCCTGCTAATGGCTTTGTGCAAACAGACTTTATGTTCTTTGACAAACCCAGCTGGAGCCAATTTGTACTCAGCAGTGACCCTGCTAGTGCATACAAAGGTGCATTGCGTAACATCATGTTAAACTCCATGGCCAAGGCACAAGGCTACAAGCTGAATCAAAACGCTGGTATTCAAGATCGTGCTACAAATGAACTTATCTCGGATGATCCTAATCAAGTGGCAAAAATGTTGTTGAATCCACAAGCCACCCAGGATGATTTGTATAGTGTTGAGGCAATCATGGCTGCATTAAAAACTGACCCTAAAAAAGAAGCCAAGATTGCAGACTTCAAAGCACACATGGAACGTGAAGGTATTCCTTTTGACCAACCAGTGCAGGAAAGCGAAATTAGTTTTATTGCTAGACTGCGTGACCGCATTGTAAATCAAGGTATGACTCCGTTGGTAGAGCAAGATCAAAAGCCAGTTTATACCTTGTACGAAGCCAAGGATCCACGTATTCCTCATCTCGAAGACCTAGTATTCAAGTCTGGAACCAAGGGTATTGACCAAGCTATCAAGATTGTGAATGACAGTGCAACAAATACACGAGAGTATGTTACTATCAAATGGGATGGCAAACCTGCTGTATTTTTTGGACGCAAGCCAGATGGTACCTTTGTGCTAACTGACAAGAGTGGACTGGGAGCAGTGGGTTATGACGGTATGGCCACTAGCCCAGAAATGATAACTGATATTATGTCCATGCGTGATCGCGCCAGTGCAGCCAAAGGCAAGCCTGCAGATCGCAGCGGACTAGCCAAAACTTATGCAGACATTTGGCCCTATTTTGAAGCAGCCACACCAGAAAACTTCCGTGGTTATGTCAAAGGTGATTTGTTGTATTACCCTGAAAACATGTACGTAGAAGAAGCTGGCAACTTTGTGTTCCAACCCAACGAAGTGTTGTATCGTATTCCAATCAACAGTGACCTTGGACAACAAATACAAGGAACACAAGTGGGCATTGCAATTCACACCGAAATTGAAAGCCCAGACTCGCCAGAACAGCCTATTGATCCCAAGCGCGAATTATTGCCGGTACAAGGGCTAATGATGAGCAGACCCACAGTAAAAAATCTGCAGAGTATCAAGCCCAATACAGATTTGATCAAACAAATCAACAGTATCAAACGCACTCATGGCGCTGCAATCAATACCTTGTTTAATCCTAGTGAATTAAAAGCCATGCAGATCACAGACTTACCGGCACTGTGCGAACGTTTTATCAACAGCTTGGTCGGAACAGATTTTGGTGGTGCAACTCCTGCGGCATTTGGCAAATGGTTACAAGCAAATGTTACGCCTAGAAAGTTTCAAAATATCATTGAGTACTTGAAAAGTCCTCGAAGCAATATCAACGGCATGGCCGCTGCATTTACTGCATGGAACCTGTTGCACCAACTCAAAACTGATATACTACAACAACTGGATCTACAACAACCAGGACAAGAAGGTTGGGTTATGGCCACTCCCGCCGGGAGAGCCAAGGCTGTGAACCGTATGGCCGGAGGATTTACTGCTGCAAATCGTGCTAGAAACAATCCTGTACAGGCGTAAATACAGTAAGGAATAAATTATGGCTACATACAAATTAATGAGCGGCGATTACAACATCGCGGTCAACGCAGGAGTAGGAAACGTCAATATTGTTGGCACTGTGGTTGCAACTGGTAACGTTACTGGTGGAAATTTAGTAACAGCTAATAGTGCTTATGTAAGTGGTAACATTGTAACTCTAGGCAGTGTGACGACAAATCCAAAATTATTTTCTGCCCTACCTGCAGCAGGTGCAGCAGGTGCAGGTTCAAGATCATTTATTACAGATGCCAATACTAAAACTTTTGGATCACGAGTAAGCGGCAGTGCAGCCAACAGTGTACCTGTTTACAGTGACGGTACAAACTGGTATGTTGGTTAAACCCACCATCCAAATCTGTATTTTTTGCCAAAGAGACTAAATAAAAGCAGGATCACTAAGATCCACATTTTTAAAGGAAATTATCATGGCATATTACGCTCCAGCTAACGGTGATGCACAACCGGTATTTGCAATTGACACACTCAATGG